TGTTCTCCACACATAAGATTTTATGCACGAGTTCTTATCTTCTATAACAGGACTCAACCAATTTGGAAGAGCAACTGGAGTCAGGTTCTGATATAATTCAAATAGTTTATTCCTAACTTCCATCACAAAGGTTCAATAATAGATATTTATTATGAGAGTTTTAACTATATTTGGCGGTGGTCATGACTCCTCTGCAACTTTTGTTGTTGATGGTAAGGTTGAAAGATATTTAAAAGAAGAGAGATATACTGGAGTAAAGCACGACACGAGTCATAATGCAATTATTGATACGATTATCAATAACAATCTTCTCGGCAATGTTGATTACATTATGCCAGTTAATCAACTAGATGGTACTGATGCTATAAAACTAAACAACATTTTGCAATCTTTTGCTCCCGAAGCAAAGATTATTAATCCACTAAATGAGCATCATTTATTTCATGCATCGAATGCATTTTATAATAGTGGGTTTGAAGAGTCTTTAGTGATTGTTATTGATGCATCAGGTGCTTTTTTAAGTAAGAAGTATTTAAAAACATATGAATGTGACTCTGTTTATCTTGCAACTTATCCAAATAAGTTTAAGAAGTTATATAAAGGGTATTGGTCGGATGGAGAATTTAAAGATAACGACGTAGTAAAAATAAAAAATTTTTGTCAGTATCAGATTCGAGATATAAATTCTGGGTGGGCTAATATTGGTAACTTATATAATAGTGCTGCTCTAGCAATGGGTCAAACCCTTCAGGATTGTGGTAAAGCAATGGGGTTGTCCTCATATGGAAAACCTATTCCAACAATTAATTTGAGGGGATTTGATGTTCAAAAGAATATACAGCATTACTTTAGAAATTATCCTGAATTCTTATATGTTTTAAATGGTAGGGATGATAGATATTATCTTGATATTACAGAAGATAATTATCAAAGGTATGCAGATTATTGCTATGAAGTTCAGCAAGAGTGTATGAATCAAGTAATTGATTTAGTTAGAAAATACACTAGAAAGACTGGAATTAAGAAGGTTTGTTTGAGTGGTGGGTATGCAATGAATATTGTAACCAACTATCAGTTAACTCAAGAGTTCCCAGAAGTTGAATTCTTTTTTGAACCTCTTTGTAATGATGGTGGCATATCTGTAGGTGCTGCCATGTACATTTACAGAACGATATCAAAAGATAAAACAATACATCCCATTGAGACAACTTCTTATCATGGAGTAGATCATGATATAACATCGTATAAAGGTGTCACAGTGGATACTAAGGGGGTAGTTGATCTACTATGCCAAAACAAGTCTGTAGCGGTCTTCTACGGGCAGGCAGAGGCAGGTGAGAGAGCTCTTGGTAACAGATCTATATTGTTCAATCCTTTGAATCCTGATGCTAGAGATATAGTTAACCAAATAAAGAAGAGAGAATGGTATAGACCCTTTGCTGCCATGGTCTTAGAGGAAGATGCTCATTTGTATTTTGAGAATGATATGCCCAGCAGATTTATGACACTTTCATTTCCTGTAAAGTCTGATATAATCCCTGGTGTAACTCATGTGGATGGAACCTGTAGGGTTCAAACCGTTGCATCTGGTCACATGTATGATATCCTAAGGGAGTTCAAAAACTTGACAGGTCATGGTATCCTATTGAACACCAGTTTTAATCTTGCTGGTCAACCACTCGTTGAAACAGCAGAAGAAGCACTCAAAACTTTAAACGAATCTACTTTAGATTACGTTTGGTTTTATGAAACCAAGCAGTTGTTTAAATCCACTTTTTGATATATAATTTTAAAATGGTGTCTGCACTAATGGAAGAGGACATTGACTTTGCACTCTACTATGATGTTGAGAAAGCAATTGACTATGCCTTTGAAGGTAAATTTGTACTTAAACTGTACGACTATCTAAAAATATGTAATGCAAAGCGCCGCCATGCTGACGAGTTTATTGAAAGCAAGACGGCAGCAGAGATCAACTTGTTGATTTTGGACCTAGAAGAATACCTTCGAGGTGGTCAAGACGATACTCATAAGCAATTGCGAGAAGGGTATGGTCACATTCCAAAACCACAAGCAAGAAAAATAAAAGAATATCTCTATGGTATTCTTGAAGATGCCTGGAGATACAGCAATGACAAAAAACCAGGAAGACGAAAGAAGTCAACTAAATAAATCAGAAGAATCTCCAGATATTAATCGGGGATTTGAGTTAATGTTGCGACATCGCAGCAGGAGGGAGGAACCAAAACCTAAAACATTTGGCATAATGTTTGGGAAGGTCATCTCTCTCCTAAATCGAGAGATACACTTCCATTTTGAATTAAAACTTGGTATTCTTAAAAAGAGGTAATCTCGGGAGCAGTCCGATGTTAGCAATTACACTTACATTCTCCGCATTATTTTCCATAATGATGCTCATTGTGGGCGGAGTGGTTGGTTGGATGGCGAAAGAACATGTACTAATGTCTTCACCAGTCTATACACATCCCGAAATGTTTGACGAAAATGGGAACATTCTTCCCGATGAAATTTTAGCAGTACGATTTGAAAATGGCTATGACGACTACGAAGAAGAAGACGACTAAACCTATTCCTGAATTGCAACCAAACCCCTTCATGCATGAGATCCTTGATCTGGTTCATGGACAAAGGACAGTTGCTAAAAAGGCGGAGGTGTTGCAAAAGTATAGGACTGAAGGTCTAGTTGCACTTCTGATTTGGAATTTTGATGACACTGCTGTGTCTGCTCTTCCTGAGGGTGATGTACCTTACTCTCGTGCAGAAGAGCAGACTGCACAAAACGAATCTCTGTCCGCTTCAATTGAGAAGTTGAATAGGGTTGACGGTCTGTCTAAAATGGATGAAGTTGTTCGTAAGAGAGCAACTTCTATTCGTAAGGAATGGCAGAACTTCTACAATTATTTGCAAGGAGGCAACCCATCCCTTACCAGTCTCCGTAGAGAGACGATGTTCATTCAAATGCTTGAAGGACTTCATCCTAGGGAAGCCGAGATCATGGTTTTGGTTAAGGATAAGAAGTTGCAGACTAGGTATAAAATTACTAAGTCTGCCATCGCTGAGGCATATCCAGATATCCAGTGGGGAGGTCGTAGTTGAGTAAAATCAGAATACTTCATGAGGATTGTGATCCAGAGTCAGTTGATGATAAGTCATTGCCTTGCACTGCTTACTTTGTAACTTATGTGAAGAGTGGTCGTAAGTGTTATGATTTGGTTATGGCTGGCAAAAAAGTAGATATTTTTGATCATTACTGGGACATGTATAGACATGATCTTATTGAGTTTAAACAATCCTCTGGTACAACAAATCCAAAGTTATATAATCCACCTAAAGGTAAAAAATAATGTCTAATGGATTTGGTGCAGAAGATGGTAAAGCAAAAGTCTTCGTTCAAAAAGAAGAAGTAGAAAAATTAATCAAAGAATATAAAAAGATCAAAAAGTACATGAAGTCTCCTCTCTATGAGATCAAAAATCTAGATGGGAGTGAAACACTTGTCAATAATCTCTTAAAGGAATACGGAGAGGACAATGATTCACAAATTGATAACAATGCTTGATCCTGCTTTAGTTGGATCAATTCTGGGAACCTTACTTTTGGTTCCCTTTAGTTATTTCATATATGATGTGAAGAAGAACCCCGACAAATATAAAGAACACTAGTTGACAAATTGTCGGGACTCTATTAAACTATCGGCATGAATACGTTTTATTATGTCAAACTATAGACCCTACTCCCCTGAGTGGAATAGGAAACGATACTTGACTGAAGCAATTCAGACTTACTTCAATGATGACGTTGACGTTGAAGTCATTGTTGATGATATTAACTGTGCTCTGGAAGAGCAGAGAGACTATTATCTCGGTCGTGCCGAGAAGTTAGACGCTGTTATTGCGGGTCTCAATAAATAAAATTAAAGGTATAGATCACCATGCTATCAACTCAGTATCGTCTTCGCTTAGAGGGCATCTGCAGAAAGATCTCTAATAAGGAAGAAGTAGAACTAAGTGATATGATTTGGGCAGAGAAACTATCCAAGTCTTACACAACAGCAAGAGAATGGCTAAACAAAGCACGTCGTCAAGCTGCCAATGATATTCAAGAGGGTAGCATGGATGATTTTATGAATAAGATGGGACTAGGAGACCCCGACCCATCTAATTATAAAACGGGGTTTGAATCTGCAGATGAAATTGTAGATTGGTTCAAGCAAGATAAACCTGACGACTGGAGACAGCGTGACTAGGTATAGCGTCATTCATAAAGACGGATCTGAAACACCTTACATTTGGTGTGATAAAACAAAACAAATGGTAGTTGCGAAGATTAAAATGCAAGCATTAGTTTATGGTAACGGTAGCCAAGAATCAGAAAGAGCAAAGATGGTTCTTGAGGCTTGTGGTCAGGACGTAAGAGAATTTATGCTTGGTGTTGACTTTAGTGATAGACAGTTCCGTGCTGAGTTTGGTAGTGAAGCAGAGTACCCTCAAGTTGCCATTGGATTGAATCATCGCGGTACTTTGAAGGAGACTCTTAAATACATGAGTGAGCAGGGAATGTTCTTGTGAGAGTCAAT